AGCCTTGAACAAGGCCGTGGATGGCACCGCCGTGAAGAACCTGGCACAGATTGGCTTCCTTGTCGGGGAGATGCGCAGGAGGAAGGATATGCTCGTTCACCCCGAAGTGATGATGGAGTTGGCGGGTGCGGTGCTGATCCGTGAAGACCAAAACCCAGGCGAGTGGAACAACGAGTTTGAGCAAAAGAAGGTGGAGGCGTTTAGGGAAGCGTACAAGGGCAAGGAGTTGTACGATTTTTTCGTTTTAGCCGGGCTGAGTCAGTTCTTTCCCAATATAGAACATTTAGAAGAAGATTGGACAATCTTCTGGGAGATGGCCTCCTCCCGGCTGGAGCAGACGAGGGAACTCCTGAAATCCGAAATCTCGGCTCGGAACTCTACCTCAACGACTTAAATTGGCGTGAGTTCTTCGTTTTTTTAGCGAGGGGCGATATATTCCTCTACAAGGAGTATATGAAAACATCCGTTGAGGATGTCTTAACTTTGCTCAAGCATTTCCAAGAGGAAAGGCAACGCAAAGCTAAACAAGACACCAATGGCTGATAAAATATCGGTAAGTTACGATGCGAATATAGACGATATGAAGCGAAAGCTTGACGAGCTTATCGCTAAGAACAAAGAACTATCGGCCTACGCCACCGCTGCTGCTAAAGCCCTTTCCAACATCGCCTCGGCCCAAGGGTTGAGTACGATTAACAACATCAACAACTCGTTCAACACCACGGTCAATGTCTTGGCCCAGGTGAACACGAATCTTACCCAGGTCAATGCCCAACTGAACAACACGACCAACAATGTGACCCGAATGGGTTCGGCGGTGAATAATGCGAGCAAGCAGGTTTCTGGATTTGACGCTGGTATCGGTAAGCTTGGGAAGGGAATTGTTGCTGCATTTAGCGTGCAGACGCTTATCAACTTCGGGAAAGGACTGATACAGCTTGAGCGTGAGTTTGAGATGATTCAAAACCGAATGAATTTCGTTTTTGATACCTCCGATCGTGGCGAGGCAGGCTTTAACAGACTCCGAAACCTTTCTATGAGGCTTGGCCTTGATGTGAAGGAAACGGCGAATGCCTTCTCAACCTTTGGTATCGCCGCAAAAATGGCTGGCTTTTCGTCTGAAGACTCCGAGAAGATATTCACCAAAGTTGCCGTATCGCTGAGGGGTGCCGGTGCGAACAGCCTTCAAGCGAGCAGGGCCTTTTACGCTTTGCAACAAATGCTCTCCAAGGGCGTGGTTTCTGCGGAAGAATTAAGGCGGCAGTTGGGTGAATCGCTTCCAGGTGCATCCGACTTGATGGCCGAGGCATACCAAAGACTTCACCCAGAGGCCAACATGACCAACGCTACATTTAACAAGTTGTTGGAGAGTGGTAAAATTTTATCTGCTGAAGTTTTGCCTGAGTTCGCAAATGTCCTGGAAGAAACTTTCTCCCCTGCGGTGGCTGCCAAGATGAACAGCCTTGATGCGGCCATAAATCGCTTGAACAATGGCTTTGACGCTTTGAAATTGAGCATCCTAAACGCAAGAGTCGTTTCTGGTGCGATAAATGTATTGGGTGGATACCTGGACAACCTTGGAGTGGTGTTGAGGTCAAATATGCCAGCGTATCAAAAATTCGGAGAGGTTTTGCTGACTCTTCTTCCAAATCTTCCATTTACGGGATTTCTTGGGCTTGATCGGAGTATTTCCGATACAGCAAAAAGACTCAGAGAGTTGGAAGCGGAAATTCAAAGAATGGATGATTTCGCTAATAAGGAAAGGGACGAGTACATTAAAACCGTGGCAAATCGCTTTTTATCGTTAACGGATGGAAACTTTGCAAAAGCCATTCAGGCTCAAGGGCGATTGTTGAGGGAGGAGATGAAAAAATCCACCAAAGACCTAAGCGAAGAGGAGAAAAAGCAGAGAGAGCTTCGCATAGAGAACGCTCGCTTGGTCTTGTCCGAATTGAACAAGATGCAGACCCAAGCGGAAAGCTCATTCAAAGACAATAAAGAGGCAGAAGAAAAAGCCGCCTTAGACGCAAGGAAAGCCGAAATCGCCGCCTCCAAGGAATTGCTTGCCGCCGAAGAAACGAGGCTCGTAGCCACGACCGAAGGAACCACGGCCTACTACAACCAACTCATAAAAGTTATTGAGGCACGCAAGAACCTGGCCAAGATTGAACAAAGGGACACGCCACAAGCGATGGGATTAAGCCTTGCAAAGCTTGACAAAGACTTGGAGAAGGCCCGGAAAATGATTGGATCTTTTGACCCTAATGCACCCGACTTTACCGAGGAAGCACCCGTGTCACTTAAGGCTCTTGAAAAACTCAGCAAAGAAATCAAAGACTTGACAGCTCAACGCCTGGAGGATGTTGTTGCAGGAATTGAAACAGAGATTCAATTTTACGAAGAAGGCACAGACAGAAGGCTTGAGCTTGAGAAAGCGTTGGTGATGGCCAAGGCAAAACTCGCCGCTAAGAACGCCGAGATTCAAGGCAAATCGGTCAAAGAGATTGAGGCCATCTTCGCCAAGGCCAACATTGATATGCAAAAGCTTGACACCGACTTTAACGATGGCAAGAAGAAGGAGGCCGAGGATTACGCCGAGTTCTACAAGCGACTGCAAGACGGCCTGGATGGGTATGAGGGAAATTCCCTGGATAAGCGATTGAAGGCCATCCGTCAATACTATGGAAAATTAATCGCCGAAGCGAAGGTCTATGGCAGGACTAAAGAAGAGATTGACGCTCTTGCGGCAAATCGTGACCAAGCCTTGTTTGAGGAGAATGTAAAAGAGGTCGGCAAATTCGTTAATACGGCTGGTGATTTATACGGCCAATTCACCCAGCTTCAAGAGATGGAGTTTAATAACCAAAAGATCGCTCTTGACAACAAGCTTGCCCAAGGATTGATTTCAGAGGAGCAATACAACGCAGAACTTGCGGATATTGAGAAAAAACAATTTGAGCAAAATAAGAAGACCCAAAAGGCGAATGTTTTAATCAATAGTGCATCCGCTATTGTTCGTGCCTTCAGCGAACTTGGGCCGATTGGCGGTGCGATTGCGGCTTTTGCGATTGGGGCTATGGCGATCAAGCAGATGAGCCTTATTGACTCATCTCAATTCCCAGAAGGATTCAAGGAGGGGGTTATTGACTTGAACGGCCCTGGCACCGGCACATCCGACAGCATTCCTGCGAGGCTCTCTCGTGGAGAGTCGGTGATGACTGCCGATGAAACCAAGCGATACAAGCCCGTCCTCCAAGCCATCCGTGACAATAACTTTGAGGAGTTTGTCTCCAAGCGATACATTGACGCAATGAGCGGCACCAAGCGTTCCTTTGCCGACAATGTTGGAGCATCCATTGAACTGAACAACTTTGAGATGATTGATGCTATCCGAAAGAACAAGAGCGTGAAGATTGCGAATTGGGATGACTTTGACAAAGTTCTCCGCAAACCAAGGACGGCCCACAAGGTCCATAGAAGGAGGGCTTGGTAATGGCGAGTTTCACGGTAATACTTGACGGGCAGACCTTGGCCAACGAGCCAATGGGTTTGCAGGACACGGCCATATCCATCCAGCGGAATGAGGACTTGCCTGGCCTGTTCACAACGATGGTTTCGGACTTGGAGTTCTGGGGTGATGGCTATGAGATTCTTTATGCCTACTACCAGGCCAACGACTTATGCAAAGAGGTTTCCTGCCAAATCATTGAGGACTGCAACGATGGCTTGAACTTTCGTGGCTTGATTTACTTGAGCGATGTGGAGTTCAATTCCTACAAGTGCATTGCGACTTGCTCGGTGGAGGACGATACCGTTCAAGGGAGATTGATTCGGATGAAGGACTTGCTTGTTCCAATCAACTCGGTGAATGGGCAAACCGTAAATGGGCAAGGATTGAGCAACTGTGCATCCTATCAATTTGCTACCGGGCCAACCTACGGCAATAGGTTTGCCTTCAAGATGTCGGAGTTGTTTCAGTATGTCGTTAGCTACCTGACCGACAATACCACCATCTTTCAAAGCGACATTTTCACCAATACCAATTACCGACCTCAATTCATTCAACTTAAATGTGTTTATGCCGGAGGAGCAGGGTTTCCCTTAGAGATGAAGTGGATTGATGTTTATGGAAACAATGTCACAAGGACTTTTATTGCACCGCCGTTATTCGCTATAACGAACAATGCCACCTATGCGAGGGCCGTTGCGACCGTGTTGAATCAACAAGTCTTTACAGATAGCGGAGGCAATAGCTACCAGGACATTGTGTTCCCTTATGCGGCACGGGCAACGACTGATGGGGTTGACCATTTCGTTGAGGTCTATTTCTACCACCAAACAACCTTCACGGAAATCAATGTCCTTGCAGGAGCCAGCACGGTGACTGTTGTGTCAACAGTTGATGCTACCTACGGAGCAAAAAACCTATACACGACCAACACCTCGCTGATAGAGCCAGCCGTATCAATGCCGTCCATATCCTTCACTCAGCTCTTTATGGGGATGAACGCATTCTTTAATTTGAGCCTTTCGTTCACGAGGGTTGGGACGCAGTTGTATCTAAGGGCAGACACGCAACCTTATTTCTTCAGCAACGCTCAATCCGCATCCATTAGCGATGCGAAAGATGTGATGCTGAAGACCGACAACCCATTGGTATTCTCGGTGCTGAATTATAGCAATGCCACGCTGAACAATGCATCCATCTTCTACCAAGATGCAGGCTATGCTTCCACTCAATGTGCAGAAAGCGATGCAGGAACAACACCATATTTTCTTATCCCCAATGATTATTACAACGGCAGTATTGGTTCGCCTGCCCCAATAGGAGGTTTGTATTATGGCTTTTCGGTAAACCAAGAGAACAAGTGGATTTTGCTTGAAGAGAATACTGACCTTCTGACAACGCCGAAGACCGTGTTGAATATGGCTCATACAGGCACCACGAGTTCCATCAACCAACAGAACGCCATCATTGCGGACCCCATTTCCTTCACCTATGCCGGTTCGTGCGTCCATCCATTTGCGGCCAGGAACTATTTGTTTCGTGCGCCATTGGGCCTCCGTTATGCTGGGTACTTTTTGAGTAATAACTTGCCAATCAAAATAGCAAAATCACTCTCATTTGAATATCCCCTTGACCGAGCGCAATTCAATCAAATAAGCAACAACCCAACGAACTATATCGTTGTGAACGGCACAAGAGGATGGATTATGAGCGTGGAGCATAACCTCAAAACAGGAATGACAACCTTTGAACTTCTGACCGAATGATTATACCGAATCAGCCCATTGTGTGCGTGGATAGCACGTTAGGCACAAAAGACCTCGTTCCTGCGGATTGGAACACCGAAACGATTTATTACCAAGGGGGAATATCAGTAACCCCAGGGGAGGGCATCGTGGTTTCTGGGCCAACCAAGGGAACAGTTGATTTTAGGAATCAAGGCAACGATTGCAAGAATGCTATTTTAAGAATCCACGTTAATGGTATAAGCTTGCCCGAAGAATGCTCCATTATTCTTAACGGCCTTAGCGATATAATCATAACAACAACGGGATGGTGGCAGATACCGATTACAACAGCGGAGTTTAGCTTCACCTTTGATTGCCCAGATGCAATCATTGACATTGACGATATGCACATCTATTGCTTTGATGTGGACGAGCCTCAATGCGATAACTGCAAAACGGGGGAATACTCTCAGCCAATCCTTATTAACCTATTGCCATCCTCCTACAACACGGAAGCGTTGAGCGTTCAAGCCGAAGCCATCTTCTGCGATGACTCTATCGTTCCCAATTTCTGCAATGCAGGCGATTGGACACGATCCGTTACTGCGCCATATCAAGCTCAAACGGGGTGGATTGCTGTCGGTGGAACCGCTCCAAATTGCTATTTGAACGTAAACGGAGGATGCGACCCGGCAGCGACACAAGCGTGGTCGGCATCTGCCCAGCGTTCTATGAATTTGGTGCAGGGTGCCGCTTACAAGATTGTCTTAAAGCTTGAAGAACTTAGCAATGAGTTCTGCGGTAATGTGGACATCCTCGTTAATGGCGTGGCCGTTGAGCAAGGGACGAACTTGGCTTGTCCTGGGGAGTACATCCTTTACTTTACCTGGACGGGAACGACAGGCTCTTATCCCTTTAGAATCAAAGTGGATGCCCAACTCGTTGACGGCAAGTACAAGGCCAAGCTCCGTGTTGCATCCGTTGCCATCTATGAATCTTTTGGCTTTAGCGTTACGCTCCTGCCATCCGATAGCCTTACCTCGGTTGATTACGCCAATAGCGCAAAGACAACCTATGTCATTACAGGCTTCTACGGAGGGATATACTCCTACACCTTCTCCTTTGGATCAGACTCTCGTGCCTCCTACTCGGAGTACGATTGCTTTAGGCTTGCTATAACGCAGAACCAAGGATGCGATGAGGAGATGCAATATTGCGTGACGGAGACTTACAAGTGGATTACGGATCCGTGCAACACCATCCGAGTCTTAGCGTCCCAAGACGTGACCGACACGAAGGGGGCTTGTGCTTTCGGCTTCACCTATCCATCCAATGACGCATTCAACGGCGGTTTCTTCCATCGCACCAGAATCTATGGCGAGTTGAGAAATCCGCAATACGATGGGGAGGTCGTGTCCTATCAGGATAGCGCAGGCCGCAAGAAGGTCGTGTATGCGGAGAGCCGGGAGTTCGTGGAGTTGGTCGTGAACCTATCGCCCAGGTATGTCCACAACTTTATGCGCCTCGCTTGCAGGCACGACATCTTCAACATGAACGACCTCATCCTTCCTGCTGCCGATTACTTCACTCGCTCGGAGGCGTACTCTCCGACCTGGGTTCGGACACGGCTCGTTGCCCCTGCCTTCCTTGAGGTTGAGGTGAAGGAGCAGAACTTACGCAAAGACCCTTGTTGCGATGGTTTGCCCGTTAATCCCGAAGACTGCGAAACGACTTGTGAGCCTTGTCCTGAGATAGGATAATTGCGTGGCGATTCATTATCTTTGCAATTACATCGTGCGTTGTGGCCTGTCTGCCAATAAATGACGAGATTGAAATCCTTTAATTTTTAACAAAATGGCTTATTTAGAATA